GGAGAGCAGTTTTACGAGATTGTCAAGCTAAGAGAACCGAAAGAGATATATGGTCAAATTGATCACAAAATGGAAGTCTCGGCTGAGTGTGTGAGGGCCAGAAAGGGAACGTTCACTGTCGAGACCCACAGAAGGAATGAAATCTAATGCCAAATTACGATATCGATAATGACATTAATAAGAAGGAGATCTTGCTAGAACCCTCCACCCTAGAAACCATTGATTTTGCGATGTACGAATGGGTAGATGAGGTGCTGGACATCCATACGGAGAACAATGAAGGGTGGCGCAAGGTCCCCGTTAAATTCGTTTCTCCAGAGAGGGCGTTTTTATCGAAGCATGATCAAAACATCCGGGACGACGAGGGTACCCTGATATTTCCGCTAATTTCAATCGAAAGGAAATCGGTTATAAAGGATCTGTCTGAAAGGGCAGGCTATGGAGCCTATCTATTCCCACCGTCAATAAATAGCCCGTATGACGCCAAGAGGGGATCTATTACGATAGCACGCCAGGTACAACACGAAAAGACCGCAGATCGCGCAAATGCGGCCTCTCTGCAAATAACGTCGGGCACACAACCGTATCACCCGGTAGGAAATCAAAAGGTCGTCTACGAGACAGTAACGGTACCGTTTCCAGTTCACCTAACCATAATGTACGCAGTTAACATAAGAACAGAGTACGCGCAACAGATGAATGATGCGATCAGCGTATTTGCAACCAAGACAGGCGCACTAGACTCATTCCTCTTGCACAAGGATGGCCACACCTATGAATCCTTTATTCAAGGTGATTATTCTTTCGTAAATAACATAGATATGATGCAATTGGATGATAGAAAGTATGAGACCCAGGTAATGATCAAGGTAGTGGGATATATAATCGGCGCGGATCGAAATCAAGAAACACCGAAAATTATTGTCAGGGAAGGCCGCCCAGATATACGATTCGTGCAAGAAACTGTACTTAAAGGTGAAATACCATAATAAATGCATTTTGCTGCGCCCTTATACTAATTATAAAGAATATAAATGCTGAAAATGGGAGACCTTTGTAATGGCAGAAAAAAGCTTTAAATTTATTTCACCTGGGGTGTTTGTTAATGAGATTGATCAGTCCCAATTACCTGCGGAAAATCTCGCCCTGGGGCCGATTGTTATTGGCCGCTCCCTAAGAGGACCAGCGATGGTCCCTGTGACTGTTCGCTCCTTTGACGAATTCGTTCAAAAGTTTGGTGAGCCTGTCGCTGGCATTAGTACTGATGATGTATGGCGCGATGGTAACTTAATGGGTCCAACTTACGGCTCATATGCTATGCAAGCATGGCTTAAAAATGGTGAAACTGCCACATATGTCCGTCTTTTAGGCACTGAACACACTGAGCGCGCCACTGCTGGCCGTGCTGGCTGGCATGCAAATGCGCTGAGCGTTAATGCCACGTCTTCTGCTGTTGGTGGCGCATATGGCCTCTTTGTATGGCCGTCCTCAAGTTGCAGAACCACCACGGGCGTCCCCGCAGCGGGTGATGGCCACCTGCCGATAACTGGCACCTTGGCTGCCGTTTGGTATCTTCCTGCGGGCGGCAAAGTTGTTCTCTCGGGCACGCTGAGAACCTTTGGACCCGGCGCGAATTCCACCTTCGCTAATGCTGCTGCCGGTAAGACATCTGTAACTGGAACAAACGCACTGTTCACATCCGAAGGTGGCTCTGGTCTCGGTAATGAATTTCGAGTGGAAATTTACGACGATTCGGGAGCCCTTAGCAAGGGGACGAGATTTAACTTTAATAAGACTTCTGATTTGTTTATTAGAAAGGTGTTTAATACAAATCCTGCGAAGACTAATACTGATTTGTATTCTGCGGATACCACTGAAACATACTGGTTAGGAGAATCATATGAAGAATGGCTTAGAGAGGATGAGTGGGTAATACCCTCCCTTAGAAGCTCTACGACTTGGCATGGCGCGATTTTTGGAATGGGCAATACGAACGTCAATCACGCAGAGAATAGAAAGGCGTTCCAAAGAGCAGCCACCGGCTGGTTTATTGCTCAGGACATGAGCGATAATAATACTGCGTATCGGGCAGCGAACATGCCCAGGTTGTTCCGCTTGCATGGCAGAAACGGAGGCGAGTACGATCAGGCACGGTATAAGGTGTCAATTAGTGATATTAGCTATTCATCGAACCCCGATGCAGACCCCTATGGCTCGTTCACCGTAAGAGTGAGACGCATGCAAGACTCAGACGTAAACATTCAAGACGTTGAGGTATTCACTAATTGTAATTTGAATCCAAATTCCGATAACTATATTGCCAAGAGAATTGGTGATAGATATGCTGATTGGGATGAGGCGTCAAGAAGAAATATTGAGTATGGGCAGTTTGTAAACCAATCTGATTATATTCGTGTTGAAATGAACGAGTCTCTTGAAGACAATGGCGAGCCGGAGTGGCTACCATTTGGTGCCTTCGGTCCTCAAAGATATCTAAAATGGGGCCTCATTGGAGATGGGCATGGGTATAACCTAGGCGAAGCCGCAGGGGCCGCAGGGGCCTCTAATTTTAAGAGTGTAACAAATACGACAGTTGGCACAAGCGAAACTGCTATTTCTGTCGCAACCACCCCTGGAGGCGTCGCTGGCGGTCGTGGAGGCGGATGGCTCTCGTCCACGGATGTCACATACGTTGTAGACTCACAATCTGATAGTACTCTTGCAGTCGGGACTGTTCCTGTGCAAGGTTTCAATGACATTGCGGCCTTCTTGGGAGAAACCGCTCAGCCCCTTACGGGCGGGTGCCTCTTCACTGGCACGGTTGTATACCCAAGATTGCAATTAAGAAAGAGTACGCTGGACGTCAGCGGGGCGCTGGCCAATTCGACCGACGCCTATTTCGGTGTATATACCGATGATGAAAACGGACTATTCGATAAATCTGTTAAAGACTTGCTTCGTGCATTCCCTGACACACTGGATTCCACTACGACAAATACACAGACTGAGAATTCTTTTATATTCTCACTTGATGATATTGGCCCGTACAGTGGCTCTGCGGAGGGGACGGCCCCGCATGTTGCCGGCTATACAGGTGAGCATGCTAGGTACCAGGAGTTCCTGCGCGTCGAGGGAAGATCATTTACTGCTGGTGCTGTAAATGCTGGCATTGTCACCAATGGGGCGGGGGCAAAGGTCCTCTCTCCAACGAGTGGCTCATCTTATAAAAACGTATTGGATGCTGGCTATGATCAATTCACCACTGTTATGTTTGGTGGTTATGATGGCTTCGACATTACAGAAAAAGAGCCGATCTTAAGAACGCTGAATGGCGGGACTGTTTTTGGTGAATTAAATAGTGCAAATTACTACACTGTTAGAAGAGCCGTTGACGCAATTCGTAAGCCGGAAGATGCCGAGTTCAATTTGGCTTCTGTTCCGGGTCTTAAGAATCCGAGTCTTACACAATATCTCATTGAGATGTGCGAAGAGAGAGGCGATGCGCTTGCCGTCATTGACCTTGAGAATGATTATATTCCCAAGGCAGAGTCTGCACTCGCTGAGGCGGTTCGTAAGCCGGTTGTATCAACCGCTATTACGACTCTTCGAAATAGGTTTATTAATAACAGCTATGGTGCAACGTATTTCCCGTGGGTGCAGATTAGAGACACGATCAGCAATGCCCTGGTTTGGGTACCACCGTCTGTTGTTGCTCTTGGAGCCATGTCCTTTACGGATCTCGTCGAGGCACCCTGGTTTGCGCCTGCTGGCTTTAACCGTGGTGGGCTAACTGCCGGTAACGCTGGTGTGACTGTTGTAAACATTTCGCACAAGCTATCGGCCAAGGAAAGAGACGACCTGTATGCTGACAATATTAATCCGATTGCATCATTCCCGTCTGAAGGCATTGTGATCTTCGGTCAAAAGACGATGCAAACAAAGGCATCGGCCCTTGATAGAATTAATGTAAGAAGAATGCTTGTCTTCGCCAAGAAGGCCATTTCCCAAGTCGCAGCGCAGCTTCTGTTTGAGCCTAATGTGCCTGCAACGTGGTCAAGATTCACCAATAACGTAACTCCGATTCTAAACGATATGAGATCTAGATTCGGCATTGATGATTACAAGCTGGTGTTGGACGAAACCACGACGACGCCGGATTTGATTGACCAGAATACAATTTATGCGAAGCTATTCCTTAAGCCCACCAAGGCGGTTGAATTCTTCCTGATTGACTTCATTATAACGAATTCAGGGGCATCATTTAGCGATTAAAAATATAGCTACTACTAATTAAAAGGAGTATGCATAGCATAGGAGAATTTAAGGATGGCATCAACGTTTTGGACAAGCCCTGATTTACAACCGAAAAGAAAGTATAGATTCTTGATTGAGTTTGGACTTCTAACTGGTAAAGTATTAGATAGTTACTTCTGTAGATCAGTAACGAAGCCCTCCTACTCCATTGGCATCCAAGAACACGCTCTTCTTGATTACAATTTCCGGTTCCCGGGACGAGTTTCCTGGGATCCGATTAGTGCCACCTTCGTTGACACCGTTCAAGAGAACGCTGCAAATAGATTGTATGAGCTTCTGCTCTCATTCGGATACGTTGATCCATCTGAGACGACTGATAAGCTATCAAAAACTATTTCAAAGAAAGCGGTATCCGAGAATATTGGTAGTGTTATTACTCTTAAAGAACTACATGCGAATGGAACTACTGTTGGTACGTGGGTTCTAAATAATCCTATTATTTCAAGAGCGACCTTCGGTGACCTTAGCTATGCGGACGATACGCTGGTTGATTGCACGGTCGATATCACGTATGACTGGGCGAGATACGAGAGAAGCGTCCTAGGCGTTTAATAACAAGTAGAGGATTTTAATGAGTGTAGATAGGAATTCTGGACGAATCGGTGTCCATGGTTCTTCTAGCGATTCTCCTGTTGTTGAGGCAATGGAGAATTTGCTTAATTTCCCAAAACCGACTGAATATGTTGATTTGCCGTCGGCGGGAAGCTTTTATCCAGAGGGGCATCCTCTAGAGGGTGCTAATACGGTTGAAATAAACTTTATGACTGGAAAAGAAGAAGATATGTTGACCAATGTCGAATATATCAGAAGAGGCGTCGCGATTGACAAAGTGTTGCAAAGCCTTGTCCCGTCGGAGATTAATGTTAATCAATTGTTATCTGCCGACAAGAGCGCACTTGTGATTGCGGCTCGTGCAACGGCATATACGAATGAATATAAAACGCAAGTAACATGTCCTAGTTGTGGCGATGCGACAACATTTGCATTTGACCTGGAAAAGACCAATGTATACCAGGGATATACGGAAGACGACCCTACGGAACTAAATGTGGCAAGACTAGAGGGGTCTCAATTTTCGATTACGCTGCCTCTAACGGAAGTAGTAGTTAAAGTAAAGCTTTTAACCGGGGAAGATGAAAAGAGGATGTTCGATATCGTTACGTCCGATAAGAAGAAGAATAAAAGCCTTAATTCCGTATCGTCAGACACGCTAAAACAGATTGTTGTCAGCGTTAACGATATAGATGATACAGAGACCATAAAGTTCTTCCTAGAGAGCGCCCCAGCGGCCGATTTGGCCTTCCTCAGGGAAAAGTATAAGATGCTGAACCCAAGCATTGATCTGAAACAGGATTACGCTTGTGGGGCTTGTGGATACGAGGAAGAGGTGGAGCCTCCTATCGGTATCGATTTTTTATACCCAAGGAGCTAATTGAGTGGCTCAACGAGATTGTCAAGATTAGCCTTAGGAGCGACTTATTCTTCCCGGAGGAATACGCTCTTGAGTATGGCGTTGACATGCACACTCAGATAGACCAGATGAAATATTATGGTGGGTGGAGCTTTATCGAGGCGTATTCTCTGCCTGTTGGACTAAGAAACTGGTACTACAAGCAGCTTGTTGAGCGCAAGAAAGATGAGCAAAAAGAGTACGAGAAGGCATCTGGATCCGAAAAAGTAACACTTGAATAGCTAGAGCTATTTTGTGTTTCTTACTAATTATTTATAGACCGGTGTAAGGAGCACACTTTGGACATAGCGACTCATAAAATCTATCTAGGGGTCAACAGAACGGGTCGGCTCGATGAGTCCTGGCTTGCTATGTTTGGCGGATGGCTTGAATGGGTCCTAAAAGGTGCAGGTGTCGGCAAGTTTGATGTTACTGGTACGAGGGCCGAAGTTGACTCATTTCTAGGTGCCCTAGGGGGTGAAAGAAGGTATCTAGACGCAGCAGCAAAGTTTGGACTTAACGACCCTCGTACCTTTCAAAATAAATTAAACCTCATGGATGCGATAAAGAAATTTGAAGGCGAGACAGGCATCAGATGGCCTATTAAGTGAGGAGCATTTGAATGGCCAATGGACAAGACCTAAGACAGCTTCAAACTTCTATTATATCCGCGATTGAGTCTGGCTTTAAGCGTGCAGCCGCAGCGGGATCTGGCGTTAATGTAGATATAACGGGAGACTTTGATCTCGAAAAAGCTAAGATTGACGCAAACTATCTTGCGGATGCGATGAACCAAGTTAATCATCTTAGCGAAGAGATTAATAATAAGTTATATAGCAGAGTTTCGATTAGCCAAGAACAACTCTCGGTCTCACAGAAGGAAGTGGACAATGCACGAGAAGCCTTGGCTCAAGAGCTAAAAAAGCTCAATATGCATGAAAACGGTGTCCGCCTTTCAAAGGAGGACCTGACAGCGGTAAAGCAGAGTGTCTCCCTTGAACGCCAACGCCTCATGAATGCCGAGAGGCGCTTAGCGGTGGAAAATGCCATTGTGGGTGCCCAAACGCAAGCAGTCGGCGCTGCTGACTCGCTACTACGGCGATTTGCGGGAATTACGGACCATTCACAAAAATTCCTAGGAAACATATTAACCGCTTCTACACAAGGAGGTCGAGGAATATCTGCATTAACGCAGAGTGTGTCGGCCTTTGGCAGGACGATCACCAGCAGGGTGCTCAATCCTGCAAATATGCTGGGTTCTGTCTTAGATAAAATAATATTCTCAACCATGAAAATGGCAATGGAATATAGCAATGTTATCTCGCAGTTTCAGCAGAGCACAGGCCTAGTTGGAATGTATAATATGGAAATCGAACGCGTCTGGAGAAATAACGGACAAGTTGCGATGACCATGGGACAAGTTACGGGCTCTATATCGGCACTATTAAACAACTTTAGAAGTTTTGGACTTTTAACCAAAAGCTCTAGAATGGAGTTGGCCGAGTTCAACGCTGTATTGGCTAAACTAGGAATCTCGACACAGCAGGCAGCCAGGGCGCAAGATTATCTCATGGGAACACTTGGAAATACTGTTGCCCAGTCCAAAGCATACCTTCTTGAGCTTCGTGGCCTAGCAGAACAGCTTGGGATGCCCGCTGGAGCCCTTGTAGACGAATTTAACCGTGCCATGCCTGTTCTTGTTCGATACGGGCAGTCTGCGAGGGGGATGTTTGCTCAGATGGCCAAGCAGGCCCAATCCCTACGCATTTCAATTGGTGATTTGATGCAGATTGCGTCTAGGTATGATACGTTTGATACTGCGGCTCGTCACGTTGGACGCTTAAATGCCCTTTTGGGCGGCCCGTATTTGAACAGTGTTAGAATGTTAAATGCAACGGAAGGCGAGAGAGTCGAACATATCATTCAATCGATGAAGGCGTCAGGGCTACAGTTCAATCAGCTTAATAAGCATATGCAACTTGCAATCCAGACAGCAGCGGGGATTAGAGATTTAGATACGGCACAGCGTATCTTCAATATGACGACTAGGCAGTATACGGCATATAAACAACATCAAGCTGAGACAGAAGACGCGGCCCGCAAGAAGGCAGCGCTAACGGTAAGCATTATGGAGCAGCTTACCGCTATATTTAACCAATATGGAGAACAAATTACAAGAGTGGCTAGTGCGACTGGGCGGTTCTTAAGCTGGATTTTAGAATTAAATGATAGCATCATAAAAGCGACTGGTTCTTCGTGGAATTTAGCCTCCGTAATGGCTACTTTGGCCGGTGGTATGTATATTGGAAAAATGATTCTTGGTGTAGGTAGCCTGATTGGCATGTTTAGGGGGCTCTCCGGAGGAGCAGGGGCAGCCGGGGGTGTTTTAACGAAGCTTACCGGCACGTTTGGAGGCCTGGCAAGTAACACCGGGGCCGCAGCGTCTATGGGGACCAGATATGTTGACACCTTAGTGATGATGCCCAGGCCCGCTGCCGCTGCGTCAACGGCGATGAGTGGTCTTGCGATTAAAATAGCTGCTGTGTCTGCCGGGGTTGGCGTTGCCGCCTTTGGTATAGGGAAGCTGGTTAGCGCAATACGCGGCGTTCCAGAAGAGATAACGTTCAAGGGAAGCCAAGATGTGGCCCAGTTGTCTATGGCGGTAAACGCCATGGATGAAAGCAAGGTTTCCTTGGTTAGCCAGTTGAGCAGTAACCTTTCCGGGTTGCAGTCTAGCATTAATAACATTAAAGTAGGGCCCCTTAGGGAAATGGGGGGCTTATTAGCTCAGTTCTCTGCCATTGGCGGAATTAATTTTAATTTCAATGCGGACAACATTATGAAGTTAAAGGGCGTTATTTCTGAGCTTAAAAGTTTGGATGTTGATAAGCCTGCTGCCATGGCTGGCTTTTTTGCTCAGGCGGCCAGACATGCAGAAATAGCGCAGTCAAAAATATCCCCCATTGGAGCACCACAAGGAGGTGTCCAACTTACGAACCTGGCGATACCTCCAATCCAAATTGAGGCTATATTAAATGGCCAGAGAGTGGCTTCGATCTTGGCAGAACAGATAACACCAGTGGTAGCAAGTCACGTAGCAAAGGCACTTAGTAAAGCCTAGGAACGATTAGAATGCCTGAAGTAAATGAAAATGTAAAAAAGCTAAATAAGTTAACTACCAAAACGCCTAAGGCTGCCAATTTTGGTGAGAGGAATATAGTTGAAGATCATCTTTTAAAGCTTGAATTCTTTCATGTACCGACAGGCAGGGAAGTGGCCTTTTCGGCGTATCTTCAGGGCTTCTCAGAAACATTCACTTCGGACTGGCGTTCACAAAGTGTTTATGGTAGAATGGACCCTATTGTTAACTTTAGAAGCACAACGAGAATATTTACCCTGGGGTGGAATGTTCCTGCTCATGGTCTTAAACATGCGGAGATCAATCATGCTAAAATTGACTTGTTACTTTCCATGCTTTATCCGAGATATGAGTTTGAGGGAGAATTTAGTGAGGGGAAAGCGATTACGGCGGGACCTGTAATAGGAATCAAGTTTGGTAATTTAATTCAGAATCAAGTTGACGCCGGGTATTTATACGGATTTTTAAGCGGACTATCGTATACACCGGACTTTAGCATGGGGGCGTTTAAGGTTGTTAGAAAAGGAATAAAGACCAGGGACGCAAGTGGAGAAACCGAGGGATCGTTAACAAACTCCAAGTATAAAGGGGTCAACATTTATCCGAAATCTGTTGCCCTAGCCGGAACGTTTACGGTGTTACACACGCATACGCCGGGATGGCATCAAGATACGCCAGACAAGAATGTTCAGACGTTCCCACACGGAGGGGGCGTTCTCAATGGCGTTTCTGGTTTCGCCGTGGATCCGAATGAACAGATTGCTTCTATTTCAATGGATAAAGAACTGAGCGCAACAATTATTGATGCGGTAGATGCGAGGCTTACAAAGGATATTCTTAAATAATGGATAGGTATAAAAACAGAGATATCGTCGTAAATAAAAGAAGCGAGTACCAAAGCTTTTTTGACAAGAGGGATGTTAAATACATTCGGCATTTCACAACGCCTGATTTAAACTACCCTGACGAAAAACAGATGGAGAGATTACAATTAACACCTTATGTTTGGAAAGTAGGTGACAAGCTCTATAATGTGGCAAATCAATCTTATGGCTTTCCCGAATTATGGTGGATAATTGCATTCTTTAATAAGAAGTCTTCGGAACACGAGATTAAGATTGGAGAGACTATCTTTATCCCTAATCCATTAGAAGAAATTCTTGCTATTTTTGGAGTTTAGTCCATGGCTGAGAGGAATATAAGTGTAAGTGCTTTTAGGAAGGGCACTGAAAGATTTCAGGATATCTTACTGGAAGTTATGCCTGAGCTTTTGAACGAACCAGGGTATAGGGTTGTTCCTTATAAATATATTGGATTATTAAATCCGAGTGAGCCCCGAAATTTCAAAAGCGAGTTTCTTGTAACAAAGAACAAGGATCGAAGTATATTTACTTCGTTTAGAAATGAACAACTGGCTATTTTAATGCCGTATATAAGGCTTTATAAGATCGGAACAAAAAAAGCGATTGGATCCGTATCTCCCGTAGGAAAAAGAGAAGAAAAGCAGATTCTTATGAAGACTGCGTATGAAGTAGAGGACTTTGATCCCTATAGTGCAACGTTGGTCACGAACGACGCTGCAAGTGATGTAGGCGCGGGTGGGGTCGAAAGAATAACATACGTTATTCGTAACGAGAGACCCTCCGATCAAGATATCACACTGACGATCGATTTAGCTTTTGACAATCTGTATTCTTTCTTGAATAGTGATCTGACGGAACTCATTACGTTTCCGTTTCAAACGATAGCGAGCGATAAGCAGCACATTGAGGAAAAAACGCTCAAGATTGAGGTTGGGTGGTCGGAACCGGATGACCCAACCGAAGTGCTTCTAACGAGAGAGGAAAAAAGCATCTTTCTTGGTATGAAAGAGGTGTTCGACTTGTACATTGTAGACCACACCATCAACTTTGATCATGACGGGTCGGTAAGAGTCTCTGTTGTATACCAGGCAGCCAGGGAAGGCATCATGGGGCGGCCCAGCAATAATGTATTTTCACTTGAAAGATTGAGTGTTTTTAAAGAGGTGCGTGGGGATATTTTTAGCAGGTTTGAATCCTCTGATCGTCCGGTGGCGGTTGATAAGCTGTTTCTTTTTGCAGAGACTGTCTCTAAAATTGTTAGATACTTAGAAATAGTTGAAGGCGATGCGATTAAAAGTCTTGAAGTCGCCCATGAACAAGATCGAATGTCGGCATCGGATAAAAAAGATGTCGTGAGGATCTTGAATGACACTTATAAGCAGGGAACGTATAAGACGATAATCGCGAAACAAATTGATGATAGGCTCGCGAATCTATTGGATGGCAATATAATTAATACAGACATCCCAGTTCGTGTTCTTAGGGGTATGAATGAGGAAGTAGTCACAATCAATATCAAGAGTCCTCTCTCTAAGGAAATCAGGAGACAGGCAAAACAAAATCAGATACAGGCGATTTTGGTGGTGTTTTTGCATGATATGTTATTCGGCTCAAATAGCACTCTACAAAAAGATGGCCTTTCCGCTGCGATAGAACACATTAATGCCGTCTTGGATACTACGGCAAAGAAGTTGTTTGTAAATTATTTATTTTTTGGTATTCGCCCTCATTTGGGGTATGTACAGGTTAACGCCTTTAGCTATACACCGTCTATTATCGGTGGTATTGGTGATATGGCAAGTACTGCCCAGTTCAAATACGATGGCGCTTTTGCTGAAAAAGTTTATGGAACTGAAGAATTTTTTGAAAAAATGGCAGTAAGCATGGAGAGCTTAAAATTTAAGCATGTTAACTCTCTCTATCTTGGGCCATCTATTTTGTCATCTGTTGATTTTAATAAAGAAAATTTTATAAACGCGGTATTAAACAGCGCACAGACCGATATTGATAATGCGGCTAGCCTGTCACCAAGGGATTCTCTTCCGATAACCTCTCCTGCGGCGATTGTTTTAGACGGCGATCCGAAGAGTCTTGTTGTCGCCTCCGACCCGACGACCGGACTGGGGGGTTTCGAGACCGAGGAAGAACTTGAGGTGTGGACGGAGCAACATGCGGGAGACTCTCCGGACTCGCAGTATTTTCCGATATTTTTTACTAAGCTAGGAGATATAGTAGATTGCTTGTTTTCGTTTGATGAAAGCATTGTGTCAGAGCGGGTTTTTCCTGTTTTAGGAACGGCTAGGATTAGAACGAGAGGTGGCAAAGTCATAGAGAGCTTTAACCTGGCTGATTTGCCTATTGAAATGGACTCTTTCAGAGCATTTCTAGTAAACTATATGATTCGAACAGAGCGTAAAAAAATATCGGCCCAGGAGCTTATAGACGCAATTTTTGAAAAGTACGTTGAACCGTTAATGGACTTTGACAGGGACAATATTAACAAGGACAATTTAACGAGCGCAATTGTTCCTAGGAGAATAATACCAAGACGTAGAAATTTTATTGGAAAAAAGAATGGCCATAAAAAGTTTCTATCCGGAGAAGAGGCTAGGCTCTTTAAGCTCGGTTCAGACCAGGAGGTCTTATTTGATACAAGCGCCGCTGGTGATATCTTAAGCGAGCTTAACGGAACGGGTGCTGGAGCTTCGGGCCCGGATAAGTATTATATGAGCAGCAAATTGGTTGGCGATGATATGGGCGACCAGTTTATGTTGTCTAGAAAAAGAAGAGATAGGCCGGATGATATAGGGAGCTTTCTTTTATACTATGTAGACTTTTACGAGTTTGAAAAGCTAGATGGAACGCAGAAGTCGAATGAAGAAAATGGCATACCTCATTTTAGGGTCGGATTAGATCGGGGGCTTTTAATCTCGGCGGATTTTTCAAAAATTGACGATCCGAAACTAAGAGATGCAAGGATCTCGGCGGTGACATCTGGAGCGAGCACATTCGTTCTTTGGAATCCATACAATGTGCAACTGACCTTGTATGGGAATAACTTAATTGACAAGGGCCAACTATTTTATATTGATGGTAACTACCTGGGGTTGAATTCGTATAGAAAAATGGATCAAATTGGCATAGGCGGTTATTATATTGCCATGGATATTCGTGGCGAAATAACTACATCGGAATATATAACAAAGATAGCAGGCATTTGGCAGTATAACCCTCATATCCAGGGCTTGGCCAGGCTATCGGTAGCGACGGAAATTGGAGAATAAATAATGTCCATTAGAAATGCCATTGATAGTTCCGTATACGAAATTATAGCGGATTTTAGTAATTCGATTGATCTGACGGAAAACAGCAAATATGGCAAGGTTAATAACAACGGAGAATACGTTATACCAGACTATGAAAAAATGTTATTTTTTAAAAATAAGCGATTTAAAGTTTTTAACTTTGTACACGACGCGTTTTTTAAATTTCAAGAAGATATGAATTTTAGACCAATAGAGGGCAAGGGGGCGGTTGGTAGCCGCTTGTTTACGTCAGATGCGACTCTGGCAGCGCCGGATGCTAGAAAGGTATACGAAAATTATTTAAACACAGCCCATAAGTCTTATGCTAGAGGGTTGTTTGGCACTGAAGATGAGAGAAAAATAGTAAGAGTAGAAAATTTAATAGACCACTACATTGAAACCCTGAGGCATGACGATAGAAACCTACCTATTACGCTTACAAAATTTATTAAGTCTAACTTAAGCTTTGTAAATCCGTGTATAAGCGGGCTCATGATAGAGTTGCTGTCGGATCAAAAGAGTCTTTTTATAAAAAATGCAAATTTTATTAAAGAGGTCTGGTTTAGTAACTACGTTAATAGTGCAGCGAAGGCCGGTTTTTTAGTTGATAGGCGCGTCCCATGGCGTCTTGTGGCGAATTTGAACTCAGAAAACTTGCACGTTTATATGAATAAGTATAATATTACAAAAGATAACTTTTTTGACTCTTTTTATATTAAGACAGCATCGCTAGACATACAATATCTCAAAGACTTCTTCCTGTTTTCATATAAGAGTTTAATTGGGCAAACGGATTTAGCTGAAGCCTCAAATTTGTATTTTACATATCCTGCTCGCATTGAAGAATGTGATAAGACTATTAGCCGCGTTATAAAAAGAGAAACTATAGACGAAGAAAGTTATTATAAAATACTCTTTGACGATTTTTTTTGGATCAGAAAATACATTGACATAAGGATACTTGAAGAGGAGATATCCCTTAATAAGAGCTTGAGAGAAAAGCTAATTTTTGATATATATTCGATATATAACCAGGCCTCCGGAGGCAATCCCTTGGTTGAGGCCAGTCGGTACGTTAATTTATTTTTGGAACAGCAAAAATAAAGAGGTCGAATGAGTAGTAGAGAGTTAATTAAAAGAGCCTCAATTTATTGCCGTGAGGGCGATTTAATCAAGAAATGCCCCCTTTTTTTAAAAGAGAGGATGCTTGAGATTGAAGGAGTGTTGAGATCATATGAGAGATCTTTTAAGGCGCTGGGGTTAGATGAGGATGAGAAATTATACGCCGGATGGGTTGCTCAAGAGCGTCGGGAAGTCCTTGAGGCTATTGCTGAACACATATTAAACACTGTCGGAAAGCCGGATAATTATGAGAGTCTCTCTAAGATTTATGATGTGGTGAAAGAGATAGAGGGGAATTTTGATTGCTCGAATAAAAGAATCAAATACGATATGTTTCGTGCTAAAACTGGAAGACTGGCTACAAAAAGCAATAGTTTTCCAATTTTAAATCTGCCAAAAGAAAGGCGAGTTTGTATAACACCAAAAAAGGACCTGTTGGTTGAATTTGATTATAATGCAATGGATTTACGAGTACTGCTGGGGCTGAGTAATGCGAGGCAGCCCGCCGTAGATATCCACGACTGGATAAGGAAAGAGGTGTTTTTAGACACTATTTCGAGAGAAGAGAGCAAGAAAAAGGCTTTTAGCTGGCTATATGGAAAGCGGATTCCCGAAGCGGCAAAATTTGAAAAGATATTCAATAAAGATAAAATTTGTGAGGAATTTTATGAGGATGGGCAAATTAAAAACTTGTATGATAGAGTTATTCAATGCGATTCGGATTTTTTTGCATTAAACTACGTAGTACAGTCCACGGCGAATGACCTATTTTTTGAACAAGTGTATAAGGTGAAAGAAAGGTTGGGCTTGCATAGCTCGAAAATCTTATTTTGTATTCATGACTGTCTTGTTCTAGACGTTGATAAAACCGAACTCCACCTTTTAAAAGAAGTAAGAGAAATTCTTGAGAATACAAGACTTGGAAAGTTTAAAATCAATATCAAAGCGGGAAAAAATTACGGAGACATGAGGGCGCAATGAAGACTGTAATAGGGCTAGGCGGCGCGGGCTGCAAAATCGCAGAGAAGTTCTCGGATCGAGAAGGCTATAAAGTCTATAAAATAGATGTTGGCATCAAAGGGACGAGGTGTTTTTCTTTTCCCAAGATTGCCTCTATGGAAGAGGCAGAAGAGTCAGTACCGAGACTGAAGACTTTTTTTAGAGGCATCACTAAGAATGTCGTTTTCATAATGGCCGGTAGCGGCAAAATATCAGGTGCGGCGCTAGCAATCCTAGAGCAAATAAAAGACAAGAATATAGAGGTGCTTTATGTGCAGCCAGATACGGACACCTTGAATGGCATTAGCAGGACGGGAGAAAATATTGTACGCCAGGTCCTACAGAACATGGCAAGGTCTGGGATCTTTCGAAAGCTGTACCTTTTCAACAATCAGAAGATACATGAGATATTAGAAGAAGTCCCGCTGTTAAAATTAAATGACTCAATTAATGAAGTCATAGCGCGCTCGTATGATTTGTGCAATTTTTATGAAAAGGAAGATAGCGTATTTGAGCAAAATGGAGAAGTAGACGATATTAGTAGGATATCCACATTAGGCTTTATTTCCTTTAATGATAATGAGAGCAAGATGTGCTTTGATTTGCACAATATAAGGAACACGGAGATTTTTTACGTGGTAAACGAAAAGATCCTTGACGAGGATTCGAATCTTCTTTATAAGATCAAACAACAAGTAAAAAGCATGTCCGGTGAAGACATGAAAAGCTTGAGCTATTCTGTGCATCCCTCAGAGTATGAGGGTGTTCAGGTGTACTGTAGGTTGCACACACATTTTATTCAACAAGAGGAGATTTAAAATGTTAGACATGGAAAAAATGAAAGCGAAGTATCGCGCCCTTAAAGAGGGCGGAGAAAAGAGGGTTGATCCTCTCAATTGGAAGCCAGAAGACGGCTCCCAGGAAATTCGGATCCTGTGCCCCGAGGATGGAGATCCCTTTAAGGAGTTCCATGTACATTATAGAATTGGCGAAGAGGCACCATTCCTATGCCCGAAGAAGAACTATGGAGAATCATGTGCTATTTGTGAGTTCGCATGGGGCCTCTATGAGGAGGGCGATACAAAGAGTGCGAAGGAGTTGCTGCCATCGGCGCGATACGTATCTCCTATTGTTGTTCGTGGTGATGAAGCGGGGACCGTTAAGCTTTGGAATTATTCTCGAACGATTTATCGGGATCTGATCGGCTATGTTAACAATCCCGAGTACGAGGACATCACCAATGTCAAAGACGGCCTTGATCTAACTCTTACTTATGATTCTGAAGCGGCCAAGAATCGCCAACTGGCAACGAAGGTTGTTCCAAAGCGGCATAATAGTCCACTAGCGGGGACCAAAAAGGAAATTGACGCAATTTTCGCTACGATGCCGGATGTAAATGAAAAATATAATAAGAAGACTTCTGTAGACGTAGCGGGGGTGCTAGACAAGTTTTTGTCTGCTGACCCAACGGGAGGAGAGTCCGGAGGGGTACAGAAGTACGGCACCGGAGGGTCTGAGGAATCAGAGATTGATGCCGTATTTAAGCAACTAGAAGAAGGTAGCTAATGGGGGCCTCGATGGCAAGTAAAGAAGAAACATCCGGCTTTGATCGAATTAGGAATATTCTAAATAAAAAGGCAGGCATGACAGTTGCCTATAATTTAGAAAAAGAAAATCCTACTGACGTTGAAGAATGGATCTCTACGGGCTCCCGCTGGCTGGATGGCATTATATGCAAAGGCCAGCTAGCGGGGGTGCCGGTAGGAAAGGTGACAGAAGTTGCAGGTTTGGAGTCGTCTGGCAAATCGTACTTGGCTGCACAAGTGGCTGCCAATGCACAAAAGATGGGGATTCAAGTTGTATATTTTGACTCTGAATCAGCCCTGGATTCTTCGTTTTTGAACAGAGCAGGTTGCGACTTAAATGGGTTAATTTATACCCAGGCTAAGTCGGTGGAGTTTGTTTTTGATGCTATTGAAACCTTACTAAAGGATACGGATGATAAGTATCTGTTTATATGGGACTCATACGCATTTACTCCTTGTGAGGCAGAGCTTGAAGGCGGATACAATCCAAGAAGCGATATTGCATTAAAGGCTCGTATATCTAGTCTTGCATTATCCAAGCTAACTCAAGTAATCGCCAATAGGGATGCGACTCTGGTTGTTTTAAATCAACTTAAGACGAACATAACTACGAGTATAGCTGAAAAATATACCGATCCCTGGGTGACTTCTGGTGGCAAAGCCTTCCATTATTCGTTTTCTTTGCGAATATGGTTGACCGGTAGAAAAGGCAAAGCATCTTTTGTATATGACGATAAAGGATTCCGAATCGGGTCAGAGACGGGAGTTAAAATCAAGAAGTCTAGATTCGGTACGATGGGCAGGACTTGCCAGTTTAAGATTCTTTGGGGGGAGGATGTCAAGATCAGAGACGAAGAGTCGTGGTTGGATGCCCTCAAGGGCTCGGAGAACCTGAAGTCCGCAGGCGCGTGGTATACGCTGGTGCACGAAGATGGTACCGAAGCGAAATTTCAGAAGACGACCTGGGTTGAGAAATTGCAAGATGCCACCTTCAAGGGACGCGTTTTGCAACTAATGGATCTCGAAGTGATTCAAAAATTCGAATCCCGAGAGGGAGAGGCGGCACGCTTTTATGAAGAGGACGCCGAATAAGAGATTTAAACGAGGAGCCGCTGTTAAGATAAAGTGTTCTCCGGGTTGCGGTCTAGTTGTTAAGTACATGAAGAACAAGGGGGCTATTCCCCTGACCGTTCAGGTCTACTATAATAACAAACTGGTTGTTTTCCCTGAGCACCTTCTTGAAGAGGTAGGATGATGGGATGGATGGATACAATAGGATACTGATTGTTGATGGCTTAAATACTTACATGCGTGCTTATGCCGCAAACCCCTCTATGTCGACGAACGGTATACATATTGGCGGAATTGTGGGGACTCTGAAGATTTTACAAAAAGTATTTAGAGAAGTAAAGCCCACAAGAGTTGTTATAGCTTGGGACGGAGCAGGCGGATCAAAAAAAAGAAAGCAAATCAATAAAGATTATAAGAGTGGACGAAAACCAATTCGGCTAAATAGGAGTCACAACCTATGCTCGGAAGACCAAGAAAAAGAGGGTAGAATCCGGCAACACCTTAGATTAGTTGAGTATTTCAATTACATGCCGTTTAAACAAATTATTGCTGACGGTGTTGAGGCTGATGACTTGATTTCCTGGGTGTGTCAAAGCCATCTTTGTGAAGAATGGCAAAAAGTAATTTTATCTAATGATAAAGACTTTTTTCAGATTTTAGATCATTGTACGGTACTAATTAGACCAAGTAGTGACAAGCCTTTGACTGCTAGGAGTGTGATTGATGAATATGGAATCCACCCAAACAACTTTGCCCTTGCGAGAGCCATTTCAGGCGATAGAAGCGACAATCTCAAGGGTATCAAAGGCGTTGGTCTAAAGACCGTCGCAAATAAGTTTCCTTTTTTAAAGGAAGATACCTTGCATCCAATAGAATATATTGTGCAATATTGCAAGGACAATTATCAAGGCTATAAAGCTCTGGAGAGAGTTGCAGAAGGCAAGAAAATAATAAAAAACAACTACGACATAATGCAATTGTACTCTCCAAGCATAAGCTTCCAAACAACACAAACCCTAAAAGAAGAATTGAAAAGCAAGCGACTGATGAATAACCAGTCGGGCATCAAAAAAATGCTTGTGCAAGATGGCATTTTTGGTGTAAATTTCGATGAACTCTTTGCTTCACTAAACAGGATAGAAAGAAATGAAAGATACCTCAGCGAACTTCGCAAAGTACGGTAAAAGCTTCCAAGAGAAGCTGGCCCAACTTATTTTATTTGATCGAACTTTTTCAAACCAGATACAAGAAGTATTAGACCTACAATTTTTGGAGTTTAAATACTTACAAAGTTTTGTAGAGATCATTTATGACTACAAGAAAAAGTATAAAGTGCATCCCACTTTAGATATTCTAAAGACCGTCATAGGGACGCAGTTCTCAGAAGGCAAAGACCCGGCGACAAAGCAACTTGCTGGTTTTGTTGAGATGATGGGTATCGACTTTAATAAGATTGAAGAAAAAGAATATATTAAAGAGCAGGCGCTGAATTTCTGTAGAAAACAAAGAGTCCAAGAGACCATATTGAAGGTTGTGCCCTTGTTAAAGTCGTCTTCTTTCGAAGAGATTCAAAGCCTTTTAGGGGCGGCACTGAAGCTTGGCACCGATGTGGATCAAGGCCATGATTATATCGAGGACTTTGAAAAAAGATATTCTCATAACATAAGGAAGCCGGTTCCGTCTGGCTGGGAAGAAATTGACAAGATCACCAAGGGTGGTTTCGGAAGGAAGGAATTGCATGTGTTGATTGCCATCACTGGTGGCGGCAAGAGCATGGCCTTGGTTAATATCGCTAGTGCGGCTCTCAAAGAAGGCAAGAACGTTGTATATTACACGCTAGAGCTATCTGAGGAGATCGTAGGGAATAGGTTCGATTCTTGTATCACGGATATCCCTTTGGACGATTTGCACAAGGAGAAGGGAGATATTCTAACTAAAATTAAGTCTGTCCCTGGCAAACTTGTCATCAAAGAATATCCATCTAAGAGGGCAACTCCGAAGACGATTGAAAACCACATTAATCGCCTTACGCAGAATGGGTTCAAGCCGGATGTTGTAATCGTTGATTACGCCGATTTGCTTAGAGCAGGATCTTCTGGAAAGGATTTCAGGCCGAAGGCCCTTGAAGAGATGTATGAAGAATTGCGCGCTATCGGCCAGATTAACGAGTGCGTGATGGTGACTGCAAGCCAAACGAACAGGACTGGTGTAAATGCCGACGTGGTTAGCATGGATTCTATCGCGGACGCTTTTGCAAAATGTTTTCCGGCGGACTTTATTTGTACTATAAGCGGAAAGGGAAAGATGTTTATTGCCAAGAATAGAAACGGTATTGACGGCCTGATCTTTAGTGTGGACACTGACTTTAGCAGGTGCAAGATCAATGTTAGCCGGCCGAAGGACAACAGTCTCGATCTGGAGGACATGTTGCAGGCGAATAGAGATGGGACCAATAACCTAGCCGAGAAGTACCAGAA